AAAAACGTATCAGCAAGCCCTGTTGCGTTATCCTGTTGATTTTGGCTTGCTAAAATCTTTTTTTTTACAGGTACGCCGTAGGTTTCGGTGATGTAGTTTTCGTCTATCTCGTAGTGTTCGGCTATCCATTTATCAACCTCTAATTGGTTGCTGGCAAGGGGTAGTTGCCACGAGGGTTCAAAGACAAATTGCAAGCCCTCAAAATCGTAGCCCCATTGGTTCAAAAGTGGCAGAAGCTCATCATTGATTACAAACTGCACAAAACGCAAATCGGCATAACTAATATCTCCCTCCTTTTCGTAGCTTACCTTGTCTCTTGCGAAGCTCCCCGAAGCATCTTGGTTGGCAGGTACGCCCAAAACGAGCTGACTGATTTCCTCGTTAGCCTGTTTGATAGCCTCCAAAAACACGCTATACGCATCGGATTTGCTATTTTCCAAAAAACCAATTTCCACGCCCTGCGGGAACACGCCAAAGGCGGCACTGCCCATTTCTTGCAAATTTCTATACAGCGTATCAATTATACGGCTATCGTTGCCCGAATACTTAGCGTGCCGAAACGGAATGCCAAAAAGCTCCTGAAACCTGCTCCAAAAGGCTTTGGCGTGGCGTTTGAGTATAGTGTAAGGCGTTGCTTTTAGTAGCAAGCCTAAATCGTTCTGATAGACACGCAAGTAATTAGGGTTGTTTGTAATGGACACGAGAGTTTCGCCATAGACATCGGGCAAAAGAGCGTCTCTGTCGGGCAGGCAGTTTTCTCTTGGAAAGGATTTTACGTAAGAAACTTTGCCTTGCAAATCAAAATGTAATTCTAAAACGCTATATCCGTAAAAAATAGAAAGCATAATTTCACGCAAAACCTCAAAAAACCACTTGCGGTTGAGCAAGTTGGTTTCGGTGTCTTGGCGTTCTTGCTCTTGATTTACCACTTTAAAGGGCGTATTAAGTACATTGAGCAGGCGTGTTTGGATTTTTCCTGAGAGAAAGGTATCGAGCATTGCATCGGCATACACTTCCATAAGGGCGTGCCTGCGAGGGCGATACACGCTGATAGCTTCTTGGTGAGCTTGTTGCCAAGCCTGCAAGTCTTTTTTGAACAAAAACTGCTGTCTTTCGGTGATTTTTACAAAGCTATTTTCTTGCAAGCGGGCAAGTTGTAGCTCTAAAAACTCATTTTTGTTTTTTAGGCTCTCTAATGCACGATTTTTTTCTTTCCTACCAAAGATACCACTCAATATATTTGCTTTCATTTTAAACGAGTTTAAACGGGTTTTAAACGGGGTTTAACTGCCTACCTTTCATAGCCTAATCGGGTTTCGCTACCAAAGCGGATAGCGGGCTGTTCTTCGCTACCGAATATGTTTGCGGGGCAAGTGGCTATTGATTTTGTCTGCGGCAAGTAGCTCAAAAAAGTCTTTGGCTTCCTTGTATTGTGCGTATCTATCGTCAGGAACTTTCTCTTTGGCAATTCGCCCATACAAAATATAGAGCGTAAAATAAATTGTATATTCTACAATTGTAGCATCTCGGTTTGTGCCTACCTGCGAAAAGATGTAGTCGGTATCGTACTGCCGAGAGAGCAAATGCGAGATTTTGGTAATAGCCTGCCTTTCGGCTTGCCTGCGTAGGTTTATATCTCCTGCGGTAAGCACCGAAAGCTCTTCGGTGCTTATAAAGGGCAAATAGTCGCTGTCTTGTATAAACATTTGTAAAGTTGTTTTGGGTAAGGGCTAAGTTTTTTAATTCCGAGTTTATTCCGAGACTGCTCCGAGCTGTTCGGAGTAAATCCGAGTGCGTTCCGAGCTAATTCGGACTTGTTCGGAACAAACTCGGAATTTATAGAGTAACTATCTAACTTCTCCGCCCGTGCTTACTACCGCAATCCGAACCGTTTTTACGTCTTGTTGTACGCTTGTGGTCGCTGTTACGCTTATGTTAGGCTCTTCTAATAGCTCTATAAACCTTTCTATCATTTTTTCGTCGAGCCTTGTGGCGTCAGCATCGTAGCTGATAACCAATTCGGGGCGTTCGGTGTCGCCGTTGTAATCTACTTTAAATGTTGCCATAAAGATAGTTGTTTGTTGATAACTGATAACTGATGATTGATAATTGATAATTGATAACTGATAATTGATTTTACCATACTTCAATAGCTTTATTCCTTCCAAGCCTAAAAGCGTTATCTGCAAAGGCTTTGCTTTGTTGTTGTAATAAAAATATAGCTCCTTCTAAGGCATCTGGGAAATCGTCGTGTGCTTTTGAGCCACGCTCAAAGGCGAGCAGTTGGTCGCAAGCGTTCTTGAAATCTTGGCTTTGCTTTTTGGTTTCATCAAAAAACACCCAGCCACGCTCAAAATACGGACTAATCGCCTCTATCCTTGCAAACTTATCGGGTTTGTGTCTGCGGTCGGGGATAAGGGCTATTTGAAAGCCTCTTTTCTGTCCTTCCTCAAAGAAATCGTCTAAAAACAAATCTTGCATAAAATTGGCTTCTATGTACCAATTTATCCAAACGCCTTTTTGCTTGTAGTGTTGCTCGGTGTTGTAACACCACGAAATTAGCTCTACGACGCTTGACTGCCTTACGAAACAATCTATCAAATAAAGTTTGTGTTTGTTTTTGCCCACAAGGGCAACGGCTTTGTAGTCGGCTTTGGCAGAGTTTTTGAAGCTGGGGTCTATGTAGGCTACGATTTGCTCAAAATCTTGTATTTTTGGAGGTTTTGCCCATTGTAGCCATTCGTTTTTAAATACATTGCCCTGTTCGATGGGGTTGTTCATATACTCACGCTCAAAGCTGAAATAACCTTGAAATTTGCGTACTTCTTCGAGTTCTGCAAGGCTATATTTTTCGCTCCACGAGGGCTTGCCGTCTTTATCCAAGGCATTTACAATGCTATGAAAAACACCTTCTTTTTGAGCAATGTTGGCAAGTACCGAGTTTTTGGCAATTCGGTTGCCTACCATTACAAAACGCCCTCTGCCCATATCCATTGTGCCAAACAAACTCCCCTCAATCCATTGGACTACATCTTTGATGCGTTTGGGGTTGCGTGTAAGCTCGTCGTCGTCGATGTCATCAACTACAATCAAATCGGGGCGGTGGCTATCGTCCGAGCTAATGCCACGTGGCGACTGCCCACGCCCTACGGCTACAAACTTAGTGCCGTCTGTGCAAGTAAATTCGCCTTCTTTCCATTCCGAAAAGCCAATTTGCGTACCGAAATCTGTTATGTAGCGTTGGTTTTTGCCTAAATGAGCTTGTATTTTAGCAAGCAGGCGGTTTGCACTTTCTTCGTTTTGCCCTACGAGTAGCATTGTGCGAAACTCGCCTTTGGCTTTGAGCCACAAAGGAATAAAAAGACTTATGTGTGTGCTTTTGGCGTGTCCTCTTGCCCATTCGAACACGCCTTTAAAGGTTTTATTTTTGGCGATTTTTTCGGCGGCTTCTTTATGGAAATAGGCATTTTTTATTCCTTTCGTGATGGTTGGAAAATAATATTGCACAAAAGCATCGTGATTGCGAAGGAGGCGAGCAATGCGTTTTTGGCGTTCTGCTTCATCTTCTTGGGCAGTTTCGGGGTGGCAAGCTCTATTTCTTCGCAATAGCGTAGCCATTCATTTACGATATTTTTGGTAGTTTTAAGCATTATTAACAAAGTCTTGTATAAAAGCCTTTTGCAGTTTTACAAAGGTTTTAGCCTCGTTTAAGTAGCCTTTTTTCTTGCACCAGTCGCCAAAGTCTATAAAAGCCGAAATGTAACTTGTAAGTGTATTTTTGGTAGGTTTGAGCCTATCGATAGCCGAAGCAATTTTGGCGATGCGGTCAGCGTTGAAGCTGGGGTCTGCCGAAAGCTCTAAGGCACGTTTGTAGAGGTTTGAAATAACTTGGTTTGCCGTGAGGTTGTTTGCCCCTTTAAGTTCTTCCCATTTGCCCTCGTCTTTCCAACGGACAATAGTTTGTTCGCTTACACCGATAATTTCGGCAATTTCTTTTTGCGTTCTGCCAGAATACACAAACAGGTCTTGTGCGGCTTGGCGTTGTTCAAGTCGTTTGCTTTTGCTTTGCTTTTTCTCGTTTTCTTTGCTCGATGATTTTGGCATTTTTCCGCAGTTTTTCTTGTACACACACCCGCACAAACGAAGAAAAGTCTTTTAAGCCCAACTCTTTGGCTAAAATCTCGCTATCTTCGATTTGCTCCTCAAAAAATATATGGTGAAGTTGTTTAGGATTATAAAAGATTTCCAATCAAAGATGTATTTTTAGGTGTCAAATCGCAAATACTCTTTTTATGGAAATCTTAGGCAAAGATATAATTATTAA